GCTGTTGGTCAGGTAGCTTCCCATCCAGACGTGCTGGTACTTGTCTGGGTCGCGCCGCTTGTCGTACTCCATTTCGTCTCGAAGCACATCGGGAAACCATGGGTTGTCGTGGAAATTGACCTTGAGGACTGTTGCGTCCTTTGGTGGTGTCGGGCCGCGCAGGAGGAAGTCAACAGGGTCGTTCTGCTGGCGCGGGTTCCATGTGAACCACAGCTCGGACTCGGGCTTGCGGATGGTTGGCCGCAGGAGGTCGAGGCTGGACTGGCTCAGGCTTTGGGCTTCCTCCACCCAGGCGCAGTCGTATCCTTCCAGCGACTTGATCGAGTCGGCTGTGTGGTTCTGCATGCCTTGGAAGATGATCATGCCATCGCCCTTGCGCGACTTGATCACGGCTTCTTGCACCTCGAAGTATGCGCCAGCGTTCATTTGCTCGATCTTGGTTTCGAGCAGGCGCTTGACCGACTGGTTGAGCGACTTCTGGATTTCACGCACGCAGACGCTTCTGCGCTTCTGGTCCATGATGTGAGCCTCGATCATCAGCTCGGCAAACATATGGGACTTGCCAGAGCCTCGGCCACCCCATGCGCCTTTGTATCGGCTGCCTTCCAGCAGGGGCAGCGCCCACTCAGGGGTTTGCAGTTGCAGAACCTTAGCCATTCTTGACGATCACTCTCTCGATCTTGGTGAACTCCAGTGGTGCACCGTCTGCTCCAGTTAGCTCATGCTTCTGGGTTTCTGCCCAGCGCATCTGGGTCTTGCTCCACCAGATGGCTGCGGTCGTGTCGCCTGCCATGACCTTCTGGAATAGGGTTTTCCCTACCTGTCCATTTGCCTTGGCTTTTCCAGACAGCAGCTCAGTTGCAAAGTGCTTGCGCAGGGTGTCGGTGTCGATTCCATCGCGCACCAGCACTGCAATCTGCTCGATCGGCAGGCCGTATCCGGACATGGCTTCCACCTGTTTGCGCTCGGCATCTGTTGGCTCGAAGGCTGGCCGTCCAGCGCCTGGTCGAGCCCCACCATTTGGACCTGCCTTTTTTAGAACCGATTTTTCAGTTGATTGTTTCTTAGTTGCCATTGTGAACCTCGTCAAAAGTCTTGCCGGTTTCGGCATGTGTAGCTTTCTTTCCGGTGAAGTCTTGGTACCGCTTGCAGATCACATCGACGAACTTCGGGTCGAGTTCCATCAGTCGTGCTCGACGGTTTGCTTTTTGGCAGGCAATCATGGTGCTTCCGCTGCCACCGAACAGGTCTAGGACGATCCAGCCATCCATGCTTGACCACTCGATCATGCGCTGAACTAGGCTGACTGGCTTCATGGTTGGGTGCAGGTCGCTCTTGGTTGGCCTGTCGTGGCGCACGATCGTGGTTGGCATTTGCTCTTTGATCTGCTTGAGCATGGCCACCAGCTCGTCCTTTTTCATCTTGTCGATGTCCAGGTCGTCATCGATCACCGTGGTCAGGGTGAAATCACCGCAGAAGTGGTGGCCTTTACCTTCTTTCCATCCGTAGAGGATGGGTTCGTGTTTCCAGTTGAAGTCTTGGCGCGAGAGCGTTCCGCTTTGCTTCACCCAGATCAGGACTTCGGAGAGTTTCAGGCCTGCTTCGACCAGGCAGTCTGAGAAGGCTGCGCGTTCGGATTCACCGTGAGCAACGTAGATCACAGCGCCTTCGCGCATGTTTTCGAAGTACCTGGCATAGACCGCTTGCAAAAACTTTCTGAATTCTGACTTGCTCATGTCGTCGTTCATGATCTTGCCTGCCTTGCCATCGACCGCCACGTTGTATGGTGGGTCTGTCCAGACGAGGTCGGCTTTGTCGCCATCCATGAGCTTGGCCAAGTCGTCGGCCTGCGTGCTGTCTCCGCACATGAGTCGATGCTCTCCAAGCATCCACACGTCACCGCGCTGGCTTTTTGGCTGTTCTGGGATGGTTGGGATTTCGTTTTCGTCTGTCAGTCCTTCGGTTGGCTCGGGTGCCAGGATGGATGCCAGTTCGTCTTTGCTGAATCCTGTCAGCTCCAAGTCAAAGCCGAGGCCTTGCAGGTCTGCCAGTTCGAGGCCGAGCATTTGGTCGTTCCATCCTGCATTCAGCGCCAGCTTGTTGTCAGCGATGACGTAGGCTTTCTTCTGGACTTCGGTCAGGTGGTCGAGTCGGATGCATGGGACTGTGTCCAGCTTCATGCTCTTTGCCGCCATGACGCGACCGTGGCCAGCGATGATGCCGCCATCACCATCGATCAGCACTGGGTTGGTAAACCCGAACTCTTTGATCGATGCAGCGATCTGGGCCACTTGCGCATCCGAGTGTGTTCGGCTGTTGCGAGCGTAGGGGATGAGTTTGTCGATCGACACGTGTTCGATCTTGGTTTTTGAATCGTGGGTTTTTGTGGTCATTGTGCATTGTCATCTTTTTCGAGTCGGTTTGCTACCAGTGTTGCGTAGCCTGCGATGTCAATCCAGTTGTCAGCATAGTTTGGATCGCCGTTGATAATTCGTGCGATTTTGTGGGAGATCATATCAAGAGCTTCGAGCTGGTCGGATTCCAGTTCTTTGTTTCTTGCCTTTGCTGCTGAGTGGATAACTTGCTTGATCACTTGGCTGATCTCTGCATGTCCTTGGAAGCTGCCATATCTGGCTTCGCGTCCTGCCAGCATTTCGTTGACGTTGGTCTGTTCTGTCATGTTAGTACCTACTCACCTTTCTGTGGATAACTTTTCTCTGGAAACCTGCCGCATCGATGCCCCCCTATCCCCCTCACCCTAAAGGGTGTGAGGGGAGGGGAGGGGGCTTTTCGAGCGTTTTGCCCCCTAACACTGATTTGCCCCCTAGGGGGATTCAGGGGGCTAGGGGGGTTCATTCTTGGCCACCTTTTCTCATCATCATGGCACTCGATTGCACATCGTCGATCACCATCCAGCCGTGTTCGAGTGGGCTAATGATCTCGGACAGGATGAGTGCGCCGATCAGTTTGTCTGGGTAGGCTGCGCTCAGATCGTTCTCGATCGTGCGTGGTTTTCTGCCATCGGCTGCCAGCTTGTCTTTAAGTGCCGACCTGCTGACATAGGGTAAACCCTCGCGGATTTCAGCGCCTGTGCCCCACCATGCGTTCTCGAATGCTTTGCGGTGCGCATCCAGTTTGGACTCTTTTTTCGGGGCTGTTGGTGCTTGGGCTTGGACGATCACTGCGCTGGTCACCGGCTGGTCGTCTTCATCGCGCCAGCCTGGGATTGCTACTTGCTGCAGCTCGACGTAGACGGTCTCGGCCAGTTCTGCGTCTTTGGACTTGCGCTGCACGATCTGCATGGGCTGGTCGTCTTTTCCTGGGATGATGCTGATCTCGATGTCCAGAGCGCCGCGCCATGCGCTGGAGCCTCGTGCTCGGTGCTGGGCTTCTTCGGACACACCGGTGTGGTGCACCAGTATGACCGAGCAATTGAATTCCTGCATGAGTGCGTTGCATGCGTCCAGCATGGTCTTGGCATCTTGGGCGCTGTTTTCGTCGCCTGAGAGGAATCGGTGCAGGGTGTCGACCACGATCACGTTGGGCCTGTCTTGCAGCATCCTGACTTGCTCGACCACTTTGAGGTATCCGGTCGGGGTGTTGAGGTCGCATCCGTCTTTGGAGAGCCACATGGCCAGCTTGCCTGCTTTGTGGTGGTGCTTCCATGCTGCCACCCTGCCGCGCAGACCGTGGTGGCCTTCGCCTGCCAAATAGACCACGTTGCCTTGGCGAACCTTGTGGCCTGCCCAGTCTTCTGTTCCGCTGGCCATGCGCAGGCACCAGTCGAGCACCACGAATGTCTTGCCGCCACCGCTTGGGCCGTGAACCATCACCAGTGCTTGGGATTGAATCCACCGCTTGACGAGCCAGCTGATGGGGCTGGGCTGTGCGCAGAAGTCGTCTGCTGGGATGAGCCAGTCTTGTGCCGTTGGCATGAGCAGGCTGGCCAGATCGTGGCCTGCTTGGGCGTAGTCGTTGGCATCGCCTTGGATGGGTGGCATGACCATGCGTGCGCCGTATTTGGCGCTGGCCTGCTCTGCGTATCGTTGGCCAACACCGCTTTGGTCATGGTCAGCCACAATCACGATGTCTTGGGTGGCGCTGTGCATCTCTCGAAGGATACCTGTCACCGGCACTAGATTACTGGCACTGTAGGCCACGGCCACCGGCCTGCCGGTCGTTTCGTGGATGGTTGCTGCTGTGGCAAAGCCCTCGGCAACAAACAGCGTGCCAGGCTCATCTAGTGAGCCTACCATCCAGAACTTGCCGCCTGTCTGACCGCCTGGGTGGTAGAGCTTGCCGCCTTGATGGTCGATGTATTGCAGGGTGCTGAGTGTTCCGTCTTGGTCGTAAAGTGGCACCACCAGCCGACCGTCTCCTGTGATTCGTGCGCCATGCACGCCGATGCCCTTCTTGGCCAGGTATGGATGCTCAGAGCTTGCTGGGTTTGCCGTTGTCCAGATTTTCTCGACCGTCTCGCTGGCCACTTGGTGCTGGCGCTCGAGAGCTGCATCTCGCAGGGCTTTGGCTTCTGACAGGCGTTTGAGATGCGACATTTCCTCGATCTGGGTGAGCTTGCGGCCAACGTCTGCACGCCACGTCACTTCCATTCCTGCTCGCCAGCATCCGAATCGACCGGCTGGGATGCCATCACCGAACACCAGATACCAGCCTGGCTTGTCACCGTGGCCAGGTGCGCCTTTGGTGCCTGATTTGAATCGGTGAATCTTGCCATCCATCAGGATTTCCTCTGGTGGCTCAAGTCCTGCCGCTTTGATCGCGTCTCTGAGCTGGTCTTCTGGCGGTGCTACCCGCTTTTCTGGTGGTGGTGCCCAAGGGCCACCGAGCACTTTGGAGAGGTCAGCCATGTGTCACCTTGCGGCTTTCCAAGTAATTGGACAGCGCCAGCAGGACTTTGTGGGTTGGGTTGGCGTTGGGGTTGTCGCGTACTTGTCGAATGGTGTTGTAGTGCACGCCAGTGGCCTCGGCCACCTTTATGGGCATTCGGTCGGACAGCGCGTCTCGTATCTGTTCGAGGGTCATCATGTTTTTTTCCTTTGTTGAAAATATTTATTGCGATGTGTGGATATTACACTAAAAAATGGTTTATAGTTGCGTCACGCCCAGAACAGATTTCCTGAAGTGGGCGCAAACATGAAGGAGAGCCGCATGGCTATCAATTTGAAATCGACCGGCAGCTTGTCTGCCAATGGAGTGAAGCTGCTGGTGTATGGGCAGGCTGGTGCAGGTAAGACCACCTTGGTCAAGACGCTGCCCAATGTGATTGTTCTCAGTGCCGAGGGTGGCCTGTTGTCCATTCAGGACGCTGACTTGCCTTACATCGAGATTGCCAGCATGGACGATTTGCGCGAGGCCTTCACTTGGGCCAGAGACAGCAAGGAGGCCGCAGGCTTTCAGTCAGTGGCGCTTGACTCGATCAGCGAAGTTGCTGAGGTTGTGTTGTCCCATGAGATGAAGAAGTCCAAGGATGGCCGCGCAGCTTATGGCGAGATGAACAGCACCATGCAGGAGCTGATTCGCGCCTTTCGTGATCTGCCAGGCAAGCATGTCTACATGTCGGCCAAGCTGGAGAAGTCCACCGACGAGATGGGCAAGATGCTCTACAACCCAGGCATGCCTGGCAAGAGCCTGACACAAGGCCTGCCTTATTTCTTTGATGAAGTGCTGGCGCTGCGTGTCGAGCGTGATGCCGAGGGTGTGACTCAGCGTGCGCTAATGTGCGACTCTGATGGCCTCTGGCTGGCCAAGGATCGCTCAGGCAAGTTGGAGGCATGGGAAGCGCCTGATTTGGGTGCGATCATTGCCAAGATTGGAGGCAAAGCATGACCACCAAGACTTTGCCCAATGACATGAACGAGCTTGCCACCATGTGGCTGGCATGCAAAAAGCAGGAAGAAGATGCGACAGCGGATCGACGCGATATTGAAGACCACATTAAGAAGTTGGCATCCATTGCCGAAAACCTTGAAGGCACAGAGACCGTCGAGCCTAGTCGATACGAGATCAAGATCGTTGGCCGCATTGACCGCAAGGTCGACGGAGACAAAGTGCAAGAGCTTGCCGCTGAGTTCGGTCTGACCGATCACTTGGCCAAGCTGTTTCGCTGGAAGCCTGAACTCAACATGGCAATCTGGAAAGCAACAGACGCAACGATCACTGGGCCATTGGCCGGTGCAATTACGGCCAAGCCTGGCCGCCCATCTTTCAAAATCATCCCCAAGGAGTAAATCATGGCTTTTTTAAACGAAGAATTCAACGTCAACGAACTGCCACAAGGCAATGGCAACTTTGAGCCGCTGCCTGCTGGCTGGTACACCGCCACCATCTCTCAGTCTGAGTTGAAGGCAACCAAGGCTGGCAACGGCCAGTACATCAAGCTGCGCTACGACATTACTGGCCCAAGCCACCAAGGTCGCGTGGTGTTTGGCAACTTGAACATCAAGAACGCCAACCCCAAAGCAGAAGAGATCGGTCGCCAGCAGCTCGGAGACATCATGCGTGCCATTGGCTTGGCCAAAGTGACCGACACCGATCAGTTGATCGGTGGCCAGATCGCCATCAAGCTGGAGGTCAAAGAGGACGCTCAGTACGGTGCAAGCAATGAGGTCAAGGGCTTCAAGTCTGTGTCTGGAAGCGTAGCGCCAGCAGCTGCATCAATGCCTGCGAAGACCACTTCACCAGCTTCGGATGCACCTGCCAAGGCCGCACCACCTTGGGCCAAGAAGTAAGCAAAAAAAATGCCCAGGCTGTTGAAGGCCTGGGCAAATTCCTAAAGGAGAGACAACATGAAAATCCCTGAGCCAGATAATACCATCCAGTCATTGATTGACAAGCACCACGAATCACATTCAGAAGTGCCGCGCGCGCACCTTGGGGCCAGCACGCTGGGCCATGTGTGTGATCGGTGGCTGTGGCTGTCTTTCCGCTGGGCTGTGCAGCCGAGCTTCCCTGGTCGAATCCTGCGCCTGTTTCGCCGTGGTCACCAAGAGGAAGCCAACATCATCAGCGACCTGCGTGCCATTGGCGTAGATGTGCGTAAGGTTTCTGCCCAGCACCGTGTGGACTTTGGCAGCCATGTGTCTGGCTCGCTGGATGCAATTATCGACAAGGGCGTGCCAGAAGCGCCCAAGTCCAAGCACATCGCTGAGTTCAAGACCCACTCCAATAAGTCGTTTGATGCTCTGGCTAAGGATGGCGTGGAGAAGTCCAAACCTGAGCACTTTGTGCAGATGCAGGTCTACATGGCCGGTACCGGCATTGATCGTGCGCTGTACTTGGCTGTCTGCAAGGATGACGACCGCATCCACACCGAGCGCGTGAAACTCGATAAGGATGTGGCACACAAGGCCATCGAGCGTGGCCAGCGTATCACTTTGACCGACCGCATGCCTGAACCGATCAGCTCTGATGCAAGCTGGTACCAGTGCAAGTTTTGCGATGCGCACGAGTTCTGCCACCAGTCCAAGACTACCAAGCATGTGAACTGCCGAACCTGCGCTTTGGCCACACCGCTGTCGGACTCGACGTGGCACTGCGCCAAGTGGGATGCTGTGATTCCTTTGGATTCCCAGCGCACTGGTTGTGAGTCGCATGTCCTGCACCCTGATCTGGTGCCGTGGCAGCGCAAAGATGGGCCGAACGAGTTCACCGCTGTGTATGAGATCAATGGTGTGAATTTGGCGAATGGTGATCCTGAGCAGGAAGGCGTTTGGGGTAGCAAGGAGTTGCTGGCCAATGCTTCTGCCTGCGCCAGTGGTGATTCGTTCATTGCTGAGATGCGCAAGGACTTTGGTGGAAGGGTGGTTGGCTGATGCTCCGTGACTACCAACAGCGCACCATCGACGAGCTGTACAGATGGTTTGAGGCTGGCAACGCTGGCAATCCCTGTCTGGTGCTGCCGACCGGCTCAGGCAAGTCGCACATCGTGGCTGCGCTGTGCAAGGATGCCTTGCAGAACTGGCCAGAGACTCGGGTGCTCATGCTCACGCACGTCAAGGAGCTGATCGAGCAGAACGCCGAGAAGATGCGCCAGCATTGGCCTGGTGCCCCGATGGGCATTTACAGCGCCAGCATTGGCCGCAAGGACTTGGGCGAGCCGATCACGTTTGCTGGCATCCAGTCGGTGCGCACCAAGGCCGGTGCGCTTGGCCATGTCGATCTGGTGATCATTGACGAGTGCCACTTGGTCAACCACAAGGACGAGGGTGGCTACCGCAAACTGCTTGGCGAGTTGAAGGTGATCAATCCTGCGCTGCGCGTGATCGGTCTGACGGCCACGCCATATCGCTTGGGGCATGGCCTGATCACCGACAAGCCTGCGCTGTTCGATGACCTGCTCACGCCGGTCAGCATCGAGGAGTTGGTTTTCAAAGGCTTCCTGTCCACGCTGCGCTCCAAGATCACCAAGGCCAAGCTGGACACCTCTGGCGTGAAGAAGCGCGGAGGAGAATTCATTGAGTCCGAGTTGCAGGCTGCGGTCGACACGGACGATCAGAATCAGAAGGTGGTGCAGGAGATCGTCGGTCTGGCTGGTGACCGCAAGGCTTGGCTGGTGTTTTGCACTGGCGTGAAGCATGCCCAGCACGTGGCCGAAGTCCTGCGCCAGCATAGTGTGGCCACCGAGTGCGTGACTGGCGACACCCCAAAGAAAGAGCGCGAGCGCATCTTGACCGACTTCAAGGCTGGGCGCTTGCGTGCGCTGACGAACGCCAACGTGCTGACCACCGGCTTCGATTATCCAGACATTGATGTAGTGGCCATGTTGCGCCCCACTATGAGCGCCAGTTTGTATGTCCAAATGGCAGGCCGTGGCATGCGCGTGAAGTCACACACCGATCATTGCTTGGTGTTGGACTTTGCTGGTGTGGTGGAAATGCATGGGCCAATCACCAATGTTCAGCCACCAAAGAAGGGTGGCGATGGAAATGGCGAGGCACCAGTTAAGGTCTGCGATGAGTGTGGTGAGCTGGTGCACATCTCGGTGATGGTCTGCCCATCCTGCGGTGCGATGTTCCCTGAGCCGGTAAAGAAGTCGATGGTGCTGCGCAATGACGACATCATGGGTCTTGATGGCCAAGAGTTAGAGGTGAGCAGCTGGGCCTGGCGTGAGCATACGAGCCGAGCGTCTGGCATCAAGATGCTGGCTGTGACGTATTACGGGGGGCTGAGTGACCCGCCGATCACTGAATACTTGCCGATCATGCACGAGGGTTACGCTGGCCAGAGGGCGATGGGCCTGCTGCTGAGTATTGCGAACAGCGCCAGCATTGTGCCTGGTGGTTTAAAAGTGCAAGCCATGATTGACATGGTGCAGAACATGAACAACGCCACGCCGCCGAAGCTGATCGAGTATCGCAAGGACGGGAAATTTTTTAGAGTGATGAAAAGGAGCTGGGAATGATTGATGAACTGGTGAAGGCGCAGAAGCTGCGCGTGTGTGATCTGTGCAAGGTGGCCAAGGAGCCGAGGGGCGGTGTCGAGCTGCGTGCGAAGTGGCACTGCGCCCGGTGCTGGGTGAAGGCAATGCAAAGGGGTCTGAAATGAGCCGACCACCCGAACCCGAGTTCCTGGTGCAGTGGCGCGAGTGGGATCGTGCTGGGCCACCGCGGTGCTGCCACACCTGCGAGAACTATGGCCACGACGGGATGTGTGTGGAGTTCTTCATGAAGCCGCCAGCAGAGTTTGCTGAGGCTGTGGGCGAATGCCCAAAGTGGATGCAGGAGCTGCCGTTTTGAGCGCCGACCGTATTCCCACTGAGCATGAGGAGCAGCGCGAGCTGGTTCGCTGGTTTCGCCAGACTTGGCCAGGCGTGCGCATCTTTGCCATTCCCAATGGTGGCGCTCGCAGTCCGGCCACTGCTGGTCGTCTCAAGGCCGAGGGAGTTTCCTCTGGTGTGCCTGATCTGTTCATTCCTGCCTGGCGCTTGTGGGTGGAGATGAAGCGCACCAAGGGTGGCAGCGTCAGTGCCGAGCAGAAAGACTGGATTGCCTATCTCGAAAGTGTGAGATTCTGGTGTATAGTGGGGAAAGGTGCTGACGATACCAAGGGCAAGATTCAGGCCTTTTTCAACCAACACAAGGACAATTTATGAGCACTCGCATTTATGTCGTCACCGACATTGAAACCAATCGCCACCGCCTGATTCGCGCTGGCAACCAAGCGCAGGCCATTCGCCATGCTGCCCAGACCCGATTTGACATTGAGGTGGCCAACCAAGACGATCTGGTCAACTTGCTGACCAGTGGTGTGCCAATCGAGCTGGCCGGTGGCCCTGCAACTGCCGACATGTTTGAGGAAGCTGCCATTGCCAATGCTGGAGGGACTGACTGATGACCACCGCAAAAATCAAAGACCGCTACATGACGATCCGGCTGCCTGCCGACATTGAGCGTGAGCTGCGCAAGATGGCCGAGCGCAACACGCGCACGCTGGCTGCGCAGATTCTGCACTGCGTCAAGATGGAGATGGAGCGCCAGCAGGCACTGGAGGCCAAGGCATGAAGAAGCAGCTCAAGATCAGCGTAGAGACGCTGATGCACAAGTGGCCAGTGTTTGGCATTGGCTTTGCTGGTGGCGAGTTCTTCGTCTCGCTGTGGTTGGTGGATGTTCGAATTTGGAGGGGCTATTGATGTTCAAGATTCCTGAGAAGTACCGTGTGCTCGATGGCAAGATGGCCAGCGATGCGTCTTTTGGCAACAATGGCATGTTCATCGTGCCTTTGAAGCACCAGCAGAAGTTGCTGGTTCTGGCCACCGATGGCGCAGGATGGGAGCATGTCAGCGTCTCTCGCCGCGACCGATGCCCGACCTGGGAGGAAATGTGCCAGATCAAGGAGATGTTCTGGGACGATGAGGACTGCGTCATCCAGTACCACCCACCCAAGAGCGAGTGGGTCAACAACCATCCGCGCTGCCTGCACATGTGGAGACCGATCGGAATTGAGTTGCCACATCCTCACCCGATGCTTGTCGGTGTCAGAGATGCTGGGGTTCTTGCGTGAAAAAGCGCAAGCCGATTCCAAGGCCAAAGCACTACACCATCATGGACGAGATGATGGCCAGCCCCACTGAGCCATTGCCTGCTGCGTACCGCACGCACCAGCTCACCAGGATGTATGAGGGCTTGAATGCCATGGAGACAGCGCCAGCGCCCACCACGGACGACTGGCGCGTTGTTTCTGATGCGGTCAACCTGATGGAGACGCTGGTGGCCGAGATGAAGGTCTGCGAGGATGCTGGTGGTTTGCTGATGGATGCCATTACCGCTTTGGCGGTCGCTGGCAAGCGGAACATGGCCGGTGGCACCATCCGTATGGATGGATCTGGAATTCAGGCTGTACGCGCCATCCTGAGCGATTACGCCGACCTTCTTGATGTGCTACCTGCTCGGATCATGATTCGTTGCCACCGATTGACTGAGAAGCGCCTGCATGACCTGCTTGATGGTAGGCGCAGGCCGCATGATGTGGAGATCACATCGCTCTAGGTGTTTTTACCTAGTTGCATTAATTGTGTGGATTCGTGGTATAGTGTGACCACATTAACCAGCAAGGAGCTGACCATGAACATCAAACGCTACCAAGTCATTCTGGCCATCATTGGCATCATCATCGCCATGAGCATCGTTGGCCAGTCTGATCTCGAGGAGGCAGAGCGCCAGCAGGCCGAGTACTGCGAGATGGTGAAGCTGTGGAAGCAGACCAAAGGCCAAGCAGGTTGGCCAGCTTACAACGGTGAAGGCGCTTGCAAATAACTATTTTGCTACGCCTCGCACCTTTTCCCATGATCGGCCTGCCACGTATCCGGTCATCACGACACCGAACAGTGTCAGCACTGGCTCAGGAATAGCCAGCATCCATGCCTTGAATCCTGCTGTGAATGCCGCAGCAGCTTCTGGCTTAAAAATAGTCAGGATGCCCATTGGAATGCTCCACAGCAAGAGAATATAGACCACGTACAGGAACGATGGTCTTGCTCTGCTTGTCCATGGGTCTGTGCTTTGTGCCTCTGCGATGATGGCGCTCAGTTGCACTTTGATTTCGTCAAGGTCTCCGGCCTGCTGCATTTTTAGCAGTTCTAGTTGCGCCTGGGCTTTTGCGGTTGGGTCTGGAAATAGTTTATCAATCAGCTTTGTTCCAATGCTGAAAATTCCACCAATGGTGACTGGGTCAATCATGGGTATTTTCTCCGGTCAAGTTCGAAGTGTGGGCCATCAGGAAAAATTTTCCAATCACCACCCCAGACGATGGCCACATCGAGCTGCTTGGACGCTTCCTTCATGGCTGCTGCGACCTTGTGATACAGAGGCCAAGACCAGTCCACCTGGTCGTCCACCCAAGCTCCAAGATCGACCGCATGGCCGGTGATGTGGCGTGAGTTGAGGGTCTGGCTTGCACCGGATTCCATGAGCGTCTTCTGGCGCTCAGGAGTGCGCAGGCCTTCTAGGACGGTGAAGTCCACAGTGGTGATCTCAATGGCACGCTCGACGACCTTGGCCAGGTCTTCATGCACGCCTTTGAGCCGCTGCTTTGAACGTGCGCCGAGCTTGTACATGATCAGTGCCGAAAGTAGTTTAGAAAATAACCGACAACAGCAGAAGCGCCAGAGACAATGGTCATGCCAAACCAAAGGCCTCCACGACCTTTGTTGGCCAGCGCAACCAGTTCTTCGAGCTGGCGCTCAACCTTGTCCATTTTCTTGTCCATATCCTGAACCTTTTGCCATAGTACACCGTACTTGACTGGGTCAATTTCACCAGTTCCAAATTCCATTTTGAGTAACCTTAATAAAAGTCAGGCCGATGGCGAGTTTGGTGGTTCAGATGACGATTGAATTTCTCCACTTGTCTTTTCCTGAGCCAGTTTTGAAATTTGATCAGACATTTGGTCACGTAATGTTTCAAGGCGTTTTACCTCCAAAATAAGTTCACCCATTTGCAGGGCAATGCGTTGTTCAAAATTTAAATTCTTCATGTTACGCAATCGTAGCCAGTTTGCGAAGTGTGCCGGTGCTGTCCTTGACGGTGATGTACCCGTTTACGGCAGCATCTGCGCTAGATGCCCATGCGCCCAACAAGACACTACCAGTACCTTTTGGAACAAGCTGAATATCAATGTTCGTTGCAGCACCTTGTGCATACAAACGAGGTTGATCGAATGCGTCTGAACGAACACCAAGCCACGATGTGCCTGTGTTTAGTTGATCTATTTCAAACTGTTGAGCACCGTAATTTGCGCTGAAGAATTTGAATACACCACCGCCCTTTGTTGAAAGAGACATGCCAATATTGGTGTCTGCTCCAATCACTGTTAAACCTGGAGTTCCACCACCTGTTGAAGCACCACCCATGCTAAAACTGTTGCTAGCGACACCATCTCTCCCCTCGACTTCCAAGGAGCAAAATCCACCATCGCCTCCGATATTAACGCGACCATTAGATTGCAGTGCCAGTTGTTTGCGCTTGTCACCACTGGTGTCGTAACCAGTTCCGATATACAAAGGATATTGCCGTCCAACACCCCCAGCCGCCTGTATATGGAAGTAGCCAGCAGCATAAGCGCCAATCGTGAGGTTCTCCTCAAATCCAGCGCCAGAGACCCGATGAACACGAATTGCAGACGACAGATCGTCAACAGATGTCCAAAACTGGTACGAGACATTTGTTTGGTTTCCAGCAGATGCTGAAAGAACAATGGTGTTGAAATCCGTGACGGATGAAACGGTGTATTGAACGCCACCGATTTTGAAAATGTATTCCGTGTTTGTCAGTGGTACGAAAGGATCGCCGGAAACTCGCGTTACGGTTGTGCCAGATGTATCGCAAACACCAGAACCACTTGCCCCAACAACAATAAACGTAAGTGGTCCAGCGGACGCAAAAGTAACGGCAGAACCGTTCAAGGTTGTGACAGTAAGCGTCTGCGCATTGACGTCAACCGTTGCGACCAAATACCTGCCTTCACCGATGTAAATACGCCGACCAACAAACTCAGCAAGAAAACCCCCACCCGAAACACGAGTAACAGTGTTTCCACCAATTGATGTGGTGCAAGCTCCTGCTGACGATGCTGGCTGGATTGCAAATTCAGATGCTGACAAATACTTAGACGGCATAACTGTTGTCCAGCCACCGTACACATCTGGAAAGAACACATTGCCATCTGTGCCATCTTCAGGATCACCTCCACCAACAGTCAAGCCAATCGGCCCACCAGCGTTTCGACCGAACCTGTAATAACTACCATATTGCAAAGACTCTCCAACACCATAAGACCAAGCTCCTGTGACTGGATCAATTCTTTGAATAAGAGCGCCAACAAGATTGCCTCCTAATATTGATGCTCCTTGAAATAAAAATTGTCGACGTGGGGCGTTTACATCTGCAGAAAGTAAATACACGCCAGCAGGCACATAAATTGGCATACCAGCAGGTGCTGCTGCATCGGCAGCAATAAAGGCTGATGTGTCATCGTTTATGCCATCACCAACTGCACCAAAGTCCTTGACGCTGATAACCTGAGACAACTTATCCGACACCGTATAGTTGCTTGTGACTGCGCCAGTAAAAGGTGGGTCATATTCAATTGCTGATGCGCTGACTAATCCACCAAATGCTTCTGTCGCAGCGGGTGCGCTATATACCAAACTGCCTTTGCTGTTTTGCACTCGAATACTGTAATTGCTGTTTACGTACAAACGGCCAGGAGCACCACTTCGTGATGGGTATCCATTGATTGTGCGAATTGGTTGAGGTGCTGAGATAGTCAGAGATGCGTCCCAATAGACGTTTATTGGATTCCCTTGAGGGTCTAAATTGGTTGTCCCAATCCAGATATAACCGTTCTCCAATGGCAATCCGTCCGTCTCTGTGAAAATCGGAAATGTGGGTTGAATTGAGAGTGCTGACATTTATTGGTTCTCCTGGTCGAATTGGCGCTCGGCTTGGGTTGCTGTCTGCAACCATTGAATCCTTGCGTCCAATGCTTTTGGCAGTTTGGCTGCGTCTGCAAATTTCTGAAAGGATTGTGACATGGCTGTACGTCGAATGCTAGATGCGCTGGGCGTGCCTTTGGTTGCGGCTTCGATGGCGAGCTTTTGGAATCCCTCATCAGCGAACAGTTTTCCTGCTGCCTTGAGTGCATCCTTGTTGCCCTGTGTCATGGCTCCAGTGAGTATTGATGTAGCTCCGGCTGCGATCGGGCCACCCATTGCGGCTGCACCAGTCACTACTCCTTTGGCCAGTGTGCTTTCCATAACCTTACCGATCAGGCTTTCTGCCTGCATGCCTTGCAGCAGTGCCTGGTTTGCCTTGCCTGTGGTCAGGACATTGGCTCTGGCCTCGGTGACGCGCTTGGAGACCTCGAACAGGTCGCGCAGCACATCTGCTGAGTCTTTGCCAAGCGTGTCCACGATGGTTTTGTAGACTGGTGGGTTTGCACGCAGCTTGGGATAGATGTCGGCAAACTCTGAGAAGCCGAATCCACCCTTCTCAGCACCTCTGGCCGAGCGCGTGACAGATGCCAATGCGGTGGCCAGCGTCTCTTTGCGCAGGTCTTCTGGGACTGTCTTGAGCAGGCGGTTGAACTCGCCAGCATCGCCCTTGGCTGCACCAGTGATGGCGGTGCGCATCTTGTTGGCCACGCTACCCTCGATGTCCTGGCCAAACGCATTCACGATGCGCTTGCCCAATGCTCGCTCTTTGGCGTACAGCAGGTTGGCCGCACGCAGTTGCTGGCGCAGTTCCTCACCACCGATGTTGCCAACGTTTGTCAGTTGGTCGTCAGCGAGTGCCGCATACAGGCGCTTGAGGTCTGCCTCAGCCATGCTGCTATATGGAGACTCCACCTTGTTGATGGCATTGCCAATCAAGGATTTCTCTCGCTTGAGCAGTCCGTATGTAACGTCTCCTCGCTCGATCATCTTTGCCAGTTTGCGCTCGGCTGCTGACATGCCTTCCTCAGTGACTTCTGCCTTGATAGCATCAAGAGTTTCTTTGAGCTTTGGCAGATCGACAATTGATGTCTTTGGCACCACTTCGTCGACTGCGTTGTAGACCTTG